GCTCTTCTTAACATTAATGCGAAAGCCGTAGAATTCCAAACACTTGGCGAAGAGCGGGTAGGCAGCCGCCGGCAATATGACGTCATCACCGTAGGCGCTCACACCTCGGGTATTTATTCCGAGGTACTCTGTGCAGCATAAAGCTACTGCGTAGAAAATGAGCGATTCCAGCTGGAAAGTGAAGCCGTTCCCCATACTGGAGAACTTCTCCCACTTCTGGCTGACTCCACCTACCTTACCGTAGTGAGATCGACAAGCGTCCAAAAGATGGTACCATCGGGGAGGGAGTAATTCCTCCACTACGGCACCAGCAATGGAATCGCTAGCGCTGCTTAAATCAATCGTGGCGAGGAAGTTAGTTTTACTACCTTCCCTCGACAGGTTTTGATTCTTGCTTTGCCAGCGCAAGTCGACACCACGCCTCCGTAGCCTTTTCCCAATCATTTCGCCAGCTGAGCTTTGGAACCAGAGGTTTATTCCTGGCTCCACGGCGATAACTCGATTGGTCGAGGCGTCCTTCGGCACAGTGATCACCTTATTCCCGGTTTCATACGTTGGAAACGTATTCTTCCGGAGTATTCTACTCCACGCGGGGTAACATACCTCGAGCGTTTCGAAGGGTATAAGGTCGTACAGATCACGTGTTATTCCAGTTTCACACTGGAACTTTTTGGCTGGACTGGCGTCCCTACGTTTTATCAACGTAGTTGCGCCAGGGCCCCAGTCTGGCATCATGAAGAACTCTTCGGCATCAAAGTCGCCCAGAATCGACGCTATTTTTCGACAGACTGCATCATGCAGCCTGACGATGACTCCGCGATATAGCGGGTCATTAGCGAGGTTCCTGAAACGACGATTAGTCTGCTTACACAAAGCTTCAAATTCTCGAAACTTCGTCAACGCTACCTCGTCCAAATCGCGGTTCAACTGTAAACCAGTGAACTTCGACAAGAACTTAGTGGCGGCGTAAGCATCCCGGCAAGCCTGCATATCTCTATACAGGTTAGGATTGAACTCGAGTCCAGCAATCTGCTCATGCTCCATATTTCTATAGAGTATGGCGACCGTCAAGGCTCTAGGACAATCAAGGGACTGAAGATACTCCATGATCACCTCAGATTCGAAACCTGATGCTACACGGTAGGACAAGGCCCCTTTAAGGAAGCCTTTAGCATGCTTCTGAGAAGACACGTTACGTACTCCTTTCGTGTGGTCCTGCGGCGGCTATAGCTCTTACGAGCCGTAGACGGCTTCCAGGTTCAGAATCGCGCCAGTGAGCGGCGTCGCCG